CCAAGGATATTCATTACGCTATATCTCCTACAACCAAAAATGTATTTGAAGCGGTGCAGATAATGCTAGCTGCGCTTTGTTGCGCTCTAAGTTTAGGGGCGCTAGAGGTTGCACCTGTGCTAGTTATTGTTACACCTGCGCCTTGCGCTAGTGTTACTTGCCCTGCGCCTATCTGTGCTATGTTTATTACATCACCCGCGCTAAAAACGCTAGGCGGTACAGTTAAAGTAATTGGGCTTGCGTTATTAAGTGTTACTAGCTGGTTAAGGTTGCCTGCTACTAAGGTATAAGTAGTGCCTGTTTCTGCATCAAACTCTAATTTTAATCTAAGTACAGCTGTACCGCTGGTAACGCCGCCTGATAGCCCTGAGTCTGTGCCTGTAGTAATGCCCTCTATATCACCTGTTGCGCCGCTAGCAACCCACGCGCTACCTGTGTAATACCATAGGCTGTTATTATCTTTGGTGTATGCAAACTGACCTTCTTGCGGTGAAGTTATAGCAGAGTTTCTAGCAGCCTCACTAGCAAAAACTAAAATACCTTGCATTAAATAGCCGTTTACGTCGGCGGCTGTTAAAACCTCACCTGTAGTAAAGGTCTTAAATCCTAAGCCCGCTGCCATTGTTACCCCCTTAGTAGGCTAAAACGCCTGTGTCTAGCAGGCCGTATATAGCAGAGTCTAGTATAAAGCCGTCTATTATCGGCTCTAGTGTTGTTAGTGTCGTTTTCCAGCTGCCGGGCGTAATTGCCATAGATACGCCAAACACCTGCAAAGTTTTAGTTAAAGTAGATGAGCCCGGTTGGTTTGTAGTAATAGTTATAGGGTCAAAAAAATCTAGGTCTAGGGCGGCGATTATGCCGGCATTATAGTTATCTGTGTATAAATCTAAGGTAATGGCATCACATCTTATAGAGGTTTCTTTACGGCTAGCTACATAGGCTTGGGCGTAATCTAGGGCCGCTGCATCTGTCTGCATTAGTAGATTTTGTTGGTTATAGCTGTGGGTAAAATACTTATCTATGCTAGCTTGGTCTATCGCTAGCTGTGTAGTGCCGCCTGTACGGGTGATGCTAGCCGCGTTAAATACCAACGTATCATCTAAGCGCCATACGGCATCAAAATAACCTATATTTGTGCCGTTATCGTTAAACACGGTAGGTGTGCCGCCTATGCTAGCTGTAGTAACTTGCCTATCTTGAAATACAAAGCTACCGGTAGCATCTACATATAGCGCCCCGTACTCACTTAGGGTAACTGTCTGCATAGCTGCAAGGCTGGTACGGGCCGTGCCGGGGTCTGCCTGTAGCGTAGTTAGCCCTGTATCTACATCACGCATAGAGCTAGGCCAGCCTATTTGGTCTAATATTTGGTTAATGCGTGTGCCGGATAGGTCGCCCGCGGTAGCCCCTGTTACTGTAGCTATTTGTGCATTTTGGGCAAGTCTAAACGCATCTACCGCCGTTATTGTGGTATAAACAACGTCTAACGCATTTTTAGGCGTAGTAGTGTTATAGCTAGTAATAAAGCCGCTAAATATAGGGTAAGTAACGCTGTTATAAGTAGCTGATATAGCTACCTTACGCATAGGGTCAAGCAAGCCAAAATAAGGCCCGCTAGGGTTTTGAGGGTTAAAATCGCCGTTTTGGTCTACTATTCTTAAAGTTAATGTACCTGTTTGGAATTGGTCAGCCTGTGGGTTACGGCCTCTATTAGTTTGTATTGAGTCCACTACGTCCGATACATCTACAATTACTGCAACGCTATCAGATAGCACGTTAGTATCTAATATACCTTGGTCTAAAATCATAGCCTGAGCAAAACTAGGGCCAGTACTAAAGTTAATTACAGCGTTTATAATTGGCAGGGTCATAGCCCACCGGTGTAACGCAACGGGTCGCCCTTACGCTCTAGGTCTAATATAGCTCTTTGTACAGCTAGGCTAATTGTGTCCTCACTACCTACTACACCTGCATTTACGTTAATAGTTATGTTATCTGCCATACGGAACGCGGCAGGGTCAAAGCCTCTAGAGCTAGTTGCCACGCTAGGGCTTAGGCTTGCTGTAGCTATATCTAGTGCGCGTATGCTTTCTTCTAATAACGCATCTGCTAGCGCTAGCTCTGACTCTGCCAGCATACTTATAGCATCTGCGTGTGCCTCTACAGCTCTGATAGCCTCGGGGTCACCTGCTTTATAACGGCTAGCTATATCCTCATCTAAAACGCTATCATTAGTATTTCTTGTACTAGATATAATTGGGCTTAAAAAGTCAAACCGTGAGCCTGCAATTTCTAGCAATTTGCGTATAGCTGCATCTAGGTTATCTAGGTTTATAAGGTCTTTAGGCTTAAACTTTTCTAGTATTTTGTCTATTTCACCTAGCTTATAGGTCTGGCCTGTAAGCGTACCTAATATTGCTAGCTCTGTATTTAGTTGCTTAGACAGGCTTGTAGCGCGCTCTACATCTTTATCAGCTATAGCATCTTCTAAATCTAGCATTAACTGTTTAACTGTTAGGCGCTGTGCATCATTGGCTAGCTGTAGTTTTTGCTGGTCTGTAGCCGCTGTGCCTAGTTTTTGTATATTTTCTTGCGTTGCTAAAATTGCTGCCGCTATCTGTATTTTGTCTAGGTCAAATATACTTTCACCCTTGCCAAGTGCTAGGGCAGCTTTGTCTAAGGCTAGTTGGTCTTTTTTCTGTTTTGCTATTTCTTTTTCACGGTTTGCTCTATCTTTAGCTAATTTTGCTAGCTCTTTATTTCTTTTAATTGCCTCTAACTCAGCCGCTTTAGCTAACCTTGTAGTTTTAGCTTGTGCATCTGTAGAGCTTGTAATAGACATACCGGTAGTAAACGGCTGGCCTGCTATTGGCGCTGCGTTCATACCACGCCCAGCCTGTATTTCTCGGGTCAATTCTGCTAATTTTTGTGGGCTTAAATTACCTAATATATTTTGTATGCCTTTGCCAAACGTTGAAAGTGCTCCACCTACTACAGGTATAGAGCCTATCTGACTAATTAAAAACGCCATTTCATCTATTAAATTAGCTGTACTTTTTGCCGCGTTTTCTATATCTGTGCCTAAGTTTTTTATACCGTCATTACCGCCTAAAGTTTCTATAGCACCTATAAGGCTAGTGCCTATAATCTCTGCCGCGTTTGCACTAGAGGTGGCAAGTATTGCCATAGACCCGCTATAACTGTCTACAGCTGCCGCGCCTGCCCCGTCAAACCTTTTAGTAAGTAACTCTACTACGTCTGCAAAATCCATAGCTTGTATTTCAGCTTGTGTTAAACCTAAAGATAATTTAGATAAACCTTTATTATTATTTACATAGGCTTTAGCCAATATATCTACAGTAGATTTATAGTCAAGACCAGAGCCGCTAGATACGTCAAAGGCTAATTTTAATAGGCTTTGTGTTTTAGTTACAGAGCCCGTTACCTGTGCTAATTTACTAAACGCGGGGCGTAGTTCATCATCTAAAATACCAGTTTGTTTTTCTAATTGCCCTATAAAGTTTTCTACATTTACAGTAGCGTAAGCTAGCCCTACATTTTTTAGGCTTTGTGCTAACAGTTTTTGCGCCTTCATATCATCTGCAGCGGCTTTAATACTTTTTTTACTGTAAGCTAAAATAGCTGTAGCGCTTAGAGCTACGCCCGTTACTTTAGCTAGATTTTTTACACTTTTAGTTAATAATTTTGTAGATTTCTCGGCTTTTTCAAACGCGCTTTTACCCGTAAATTGGCTAGCTATATTTATTATTAAGTCTGTGGCCATTATGCCGCTGCCTTTGGTTGATATGTAGTCGCTTTTACAAAATTATTTATAGAATTATCTATAGCTTTTAGTACAGCCGCGTTAGCTACGCCGTTATCTTCCGCCCACGCTCTATACATAGCACGGCCTGTTTCTTTGCGTGTTGGTCTGCCTTTCATACCTTTAGGCCTAGCATTTACTAAAGGCCCTGTGCCGTTTAAGTTATTTATAAATTGTTGCCCTGCATTAGGATTTAAGCTAGTTGAATATTGCTTACCGGTGTGTGTTGTTTTATCATAAACGCCATTTTTATAACGGTCTACTACAGGGCCTTGTTTTCTACCGTTTGGATTTAACCGCCCGGAGGTTTCATATATTGCACCGCCGGCATTAGCTTGCTGTATTCTAGCTAAAGATACAAAGCCCGATTTATTAGGTTTAGACGGTGTTACTCTATAACCTAAACCGCGTTTAGCATCACTACTACTAAAGGTTGGAAATGGTCTATAGTTAATTGTATCTATGCTAGCTGTGCCTTTAACCCAACCGCTTAATAGTTGCGCATCTGCCGGAATAAAACCCCTAGCCCTAGCAACTACAGGGCGTAACGCATTAGCCATTTCTGTTTGAGCCTGTTTGCTTAAATCGGGCGCAAAACGTTTTAGAGCTGCTCTAACCTGTATAGCGTTTTCTACCTCTGTTGGCATCTTGCACCGCCTTAGCTCTGTCTGTTAAAACCTTTAATATATTCTTAAACATTACATCATCTAAGTCTAATAAATACTGGGGCGCTATGCCTGTTTCTACCGCAATTTGTGCGATTAGATAGCCAAAGCTACCGCGCCCCACTATTCCAAAGGGTCATCATCTAGTACCTCAACTTTAGCTAAGGTTTCTAGAAAATCTGCCCCGTAACTTTTTACGGCTTCCCCGCTTGTGCGTAAACACTCCCAAGCAAGCCAATAAACGTCACTCTGTTTTTCATCATCTCTAAAGGCTTTGTGAAAACCTTTCTTTGCATACAGCTCAAAGGCGTACTCAATACGGGGCGTAATCTTATGCTCGGTTACGCTGCCGTCTGCCCTTGTTATTTTAAGTTTTGCCATTGTTGCCCCTTTGTTTTAGTTATGGTGTGGTGTCTACTACGATAGGTGAGTTACAAGTAAATGTAAGGCTCTGGCTACTAATATCCCCAACAGCGCCGTTAATATCTGTTGTATTGTTTACCAAAATTGTAGTTTGATATTCTGGGTTAGTTGTAGATATAGCGGCGCTAGTTTGCTTAAGTGTTAGCGCTACAGTAGTACCCCACGCAGCTTGCAACGCGGCGCGTACTGCACCTGAACCGCTTGCTGCATTATCATTTAGAAAATCAAGCGTAATAGTGCTAGCTTCCAAGCCTTTAACAAACTTATGCGCGGTATCGCCCATAGCTGTTACTTCCAGCTCATCAAAGCTACGGTTAATAGTTGCGCTAGTAACGTGGTCTGATAAGTCCACGCTATTAAGCGTAACTACTACGCCGTTAGATAGGAAAATTGCCATTTGTTATACCTCTGTTTCTTGTGTCGGTGTTTCTACGGGTGTTTCTTTTTTCTTTGTTTCTTTAACCTCTTTAGGCAATTCTTGCCCTATCTTGATTAGAAACGCTTTATCTTCGTCTGTTAGTGCCATTTTAGCTCCAGCTCGTTAGTACGGATATTTGTAAATCACTTGTTAGTAAGTCGCCGCTAGGTAACGTTAAAACGCTAGGTGCAGTTACAGCGGTAACGTTAAATACAATAGAGCTAGCAGCCAATTTATTAAACACGGCTACTATCGTATCTTCTATGCCTTGTAGGTTGCCTTCATTAGAAAACATAGGCACGGTCATAATAATTTTAAAGTTAGCCATAGGCGATATAGTTGCCTGTTTATTATTGCTAGGGGTTAAATAAGGGTCTGCCGGGGCTACTACTACGCTGTTAGCTACTATTGTGCTAGGTGGAAAACTAAACGTACTCCAAACAGAGTTATTAGCTAAGGCAGCGGCTATAGTAGAGCGTAGTGTAGTAATCGCGGCTGGCATTATCCCACCATAGCGTTAGGCGATAGATAGGGCGCTAACAAACCGCGTATTGATGCCATTAAAGTATTACTCATCTTAAACGGGCTAGGGCTGTAACCGTCTACGCTCACACCGCCGTTTTGTGTGCTAAAACGGCTAGTCCAGATATTCTCAGCTAGCATAAGTGCAGCTGCATTTATAGCAGGCGTGTTAGCGTAGGTTGCCGTCTTTGTATCTTCACCGGTCATAGTGCCGCTAGGTACTATGCGCCTAAAGTTTTGGTCACTAGCTGTTTTTGCATACTGTATAAAGCTGTAGCCCTGTGGGTACTGGTAATAGTTAAGCTGTAAATTAAAAGCTGGTAAAAGGCTAGTGCTACCAGAGCTAAAAGGTAAGGTACTTGTAATTGTGTAGCTGCCGTTAAAAGTAGTGCCAGCCCCGGCTACTGTGACGGTTTGGCCAGTAGTAAATAGACCGGGGTTGGCTATCATTACTGTAGCTACGTTACTTACTAACGCTGTCCCAACTACAGGTGCAGAGTCAAACCATAGAAAACCGTTTATTAAATCTTGCGCCGTCTGGCAAGTGTCCTCTATCCAAGTGTAAGAGTCGTACAAAGTGCCTACGCCAAGTGATGCTTTAAGTGTTGCAGCTGTTACATAAGTAGCCGGCATATTTGTACCTTTCTTTGTAGGTCTGGTAGAGCCAAAGGGCTAAGGCCCTACCAGACTATTAGTTATTTATTAGCTGATATTTAGGCGGCAGATACCGTATGGGATTTTTGCAATAGTTGCCATAAAGCCATAGATAGCTACTTGTACCTGTAGATTTGATACTACGTTTACGCTCATATAAGCCTGAGGGCTTTCATAAACAGTAAACGCCTCTGGAGCTAAAATAAATGCTGAGTTATCAGCTACGCCAGCGGTCATAAATCTATCTACATAAAGGTCTAGACCTAGTACGTTACCGCGTACAGAGTTATTACTTACCATACCAGCCGCGTTAGCAAGTGCTGCCGCGTTTGGCTGATAAGCGTTAAAAATTGGGCGGCCTGTGCTATCTGTTGCACCTAATAGCAGGTTATAGATACCGGTGCTGCCTACAAAGTTTTGCGCAAAATATCCGCTGTTTTTGTAAACGTTAGCGGTACTTTCGGCGGTGTAAGAAATCAAACCTGCGGCTGTAGCTGCTACGCCTGTGCTTGTAAAGCCTGTTGCGTTAATTGCAGTAATTACCGCTTGGTCTGTTGCGTTCATATACGCTACCTGTAATTGGTTCGTCAATTCTGCAAAGAATTGTGGATTATCTGTGCGCTCTAGCAACTCAACACTAAGGGTATTCATACCTGAATACTTATTTACAGTACCAGTTAGATACTCAGTAACCATACCTGTATTGGCTACAGCTCCGGCCTCAGCTTCAACGGTTACTACAGGTGCTACACCATTTAGGCCGCCGTTTGAGTCTACAAGTGCAGGTACGTTAATTGTGTTGCCTTTAGGTGGCAATACGCCTTTAGAGCAGGCATCTACCGCGCTGCGTGGAAAACGTGTATTAGTAACAAACTCTGATAGATACTGCGTTGGATTAAATGCAGGGTTTGTAGTCCAGCTATCATCTGCAGCTGTTACATATAGCTTTGACTCTTCATTACCTAGAGCAGCTTTAATTTTATGCTCTGTGTATGCGCCCATACTTGTAATAGGTGTGCGTACTCTTTGTGAGTTTAATGCACTTGGCTTAATAATTCTGCGCGCGGCTTCTACTGGTTCAGTAGCGCCCGCGGCTTCATCATCTTTATAGCTAACGCTCTTTAGCGTAACTGTTGCACCGTCTGGCAAAAATGTTGCCTCTGATGCCATTTCTTCCGGGGCTTTATCCACGGTTTCTCCTGTCGTTTCTGTTGGTTGGTTATCTACTGCGTTTTCTTGTGCAGCAATTTTTAACACGGCAGCGCTTGGAAATGCAGCGCTCTCTACTAGAGATACCTCTTTCAAGGTAGCAGCCGTAACTAGCAGATAATCTTTTTCTGGGCGTGAGTCCTCTACCTCTACACCTACACTAAGGCCGTCCATTAACTGTTCCTGTGCAAGTAAAATTGCGTCCGTACCACGGGTGCTAGCACTTACCTTAAAGCTGGCATATAACCCGGTCTTATTGCTAGTAATACTTTGCATACGCCCTACAGGTTTGGAATTATCGTGCGACATCAATAATTTAACTTTAGATACCTCTGGCACGGTTATAGAGTTTTCTGCAAACACTACGCGCCCGGCACTTGTGTTGCCTACTTCTCCATAAGGTGCAATTTTGCCAGCAATAGTACGGCGCTCACCGTTATCTACTGCCTCTATGTTGCCACTAAATGTTAATAGCATTGTTTGGCCTCTCTGTTAGTCCACTAGGGCTTAGCTGTTCCATACTTTGTGCCTGCTCTACATCTATAAGACCTAGCGTTAGCATTTTTTCTATAGCTTCCAAACGCGCTAAAGTATCAGCGCGTAAAAATGTTGTATCTAACGCAAAGCGCACCTGATTACCTCGGCGGGTTACGTCGTCCATACTAAGCCTGTTTTCAATAGCGCTAATAAACGGCTGTAATGAGTAGGCTACAAACTCTTTACGGCCATCTATAATATTTTGATAAGTAAGTGAGTTATTCATATCCGCGCTTATGTAATATGCCGGAACGTTCATTAAACGGGCTATCTCTGTAGCTAAATACTGTGAGGCTTCGTTATACATCATTTCTTTAGGTGAATAACCGACAGTTTGATAATCTAACGTGCTAGTTAAATAAGCTGTACTGCGTGATGCACGCGCTGCCTTCCAACTAGCTAACAGCCCTTGTATTTGTGCCTCTGGTAAATCTGCCCCACTATTCTTAATAAAACCTGTTGCCATAGGTGTAGCAGCTGCAACGCTTGCCGCTTTTTGTATGTCTAACGCGGCTTGAATTGTGCGCCCGCCTGTTTCTAATACGCCAGGTAACAAACTTTGAAAAGTTACTAAAGACCCTACGCCACTATCTGGTACGCGCTGCCCATTTATTGAATAATAATCTACTTCGTCGCCGTAATTATCTGTAGTTACTGTAACGCGGGTATTAGCTACCCACTCAAAACCGCTAGGTCTGCCGTCATCTTCATACAAAGACGTAACGCGCCAATAGGCCACGCCGTATAAAAGTAAACTGTCCACGGTGTAACTTATGGTAACGCTGCGTGGCTGTCTTATGTCCGGTTGGTCTAACCAAACAGGGCTCTGTAATTTACGGCCTGTACTTTTTTGTATTAGCTCTAAATCTATACTTGCAATAACGCCACAGATTAAGTTACGGCATCTACTTACCGCGGGTACTTGCAAGGCTAAGTTTCTATCTATAAATGGTACGCCGTTTGTATTGTATAAACCGCCAAACGTATAAACGCCCGCGCCGTAAGTTTGTTGCATAATAGGCGGCGATAATTGCGCCTCTACGTCTTTTTTACGCAGGCCTATAGTTTGCAGTAATCCCATAGGGGCATTATTACCTAAAAGTCAAGTATAGGTTTACAGTTTGGCTTTCGGCGTGTCTAGGCGTATACCTTTGCCTCTGCTACAGGTTGCGCCAATATATGTATAACCATAGCAAGGCCAATAGGTATATCTACAGGCCCGGCAGACTTGCGCCTAACAATACGCCAAGCATCTGGGGTTTGTTTAGCTGCGCAGTTAGCCATTTGTTGTATTAGCGCATCTTGCCCGCTATGGCGTAAGCGGTCATTAACTAAAGCATCATACATATCGCTACAGGCGGTGTAAAAGGTCTGCCCCGATATATCCCGGGTCTGTACCCCTGCATTTTGTAGTCTTTGGGCAATACTGGCAGTAGTGTATTTGTCGTAGCAGACTAAACGCGGGTAATACAGGTCAGCCCATTTTTTTATAGAGGCTGCTACCAAGACTTCATCTACTGCTACTTGTGAGCTGTAGGTTTCTAGTACTGCTAGGCCTATCTTGCCGTTAGGTAACAGCTGGCCCATAACTAGGCTGGCATCACGGCGGCTAGGGCTAACGTCAAAAGCAAAAACGGTAAGCGGCCCGGGGCTCATCTTTAGATTTATATCGCTGCTATCTTCAACAGACCCAAACGGCCACGGGCTTTGTAAGCTGTCTATCCATTGGCTAAGGCTCTCTGTCCTAAATTGCTCTGTAGTCTGCACCGCTAGCGCTTCTTGTAGAGCTTCCTCTGTTATTAGTATGCCTAGCGCCGGGTTAGCAGCTGCCCACGCTTTACGGTCATCTAGGGCGCAAAATGGCGGGGCGCTATATTCGTAATAGCCTAAAGACGGCGGCGGGTTACTTTGGCAGCGGGTGCGTAATTCGTTAAGGGTTTCGGAAAAACCGTCTCCAGCGTTGCTACAAAATAGGCTCTGACTATTAGGCCTAGCGCGGGTTACAGGTAGAGCAGCTGCAAAGGCCTCAGAGTCTATTTCTCTAAGCTCATCTATAAATAGAAAGTCAGCGCTAGCACCGCGCGCGCTATCGCGGGTAGCAGCTCTAACATCTAACCTAGCCCCGTTTTTTAAGATTATGGCTTCATTACCATTAGTGTAAAGTATTTTTTTAAGGTCTTTTTTTAGCTCGGGGCTATCTTCAATAGCATTAGCTACCTCTCTAAAGGTAGTAAGGGCCATAGACCTAGCAGAGCTTATTACTATGTGGTTACGCTCATTAAACAAAAACAAGCCCGCTAAAATACGCATACGCGCTAAATGAGTCTTACCGTTTTGTCTTGACGTAATCGCAAGGTTTGATTTACGAATAAACATTTTATTTTTATCTATTGTAAGCATATCGTCCAAAACAAAGCGCTGCCACGGTAAAAGCGGCAGGCCGATACGCTCGGCAAGCTCTGCAACTTCACCGCCCCTAGTAGGGCCAGATAACAAAACGTTATGTAAACGTGGTTGCGCTAGCCCCCGGATAGGCTGTTTAGGTTTGGTACTCATTAGTCTAAAGGCTGTGCAGGCTGGCCCAAACAAGGCCCGCTCTGGGTCATTACAGCGGTTTTCGGGGAAATAACAGCAGA